CTGCTGGTCGTTGGGCTACTAATATGTCTGGGGAGTACTTTGCTATTGGCGTTGACGGTACTGTCACTGGTAAGGGCGCTGATCTTTTGATTATTGACGATCCACACTCTGAACAAGAGGCTAAACTGGCCGAAAACGACCCGTCGATCTTTGATAAAGTGTATGAGTGGTACACCTCGGGTCCTAGACAGCGACTTCAGCCCGGTGGGTCAATAGTAATGGTTATGACTCGATGGTCGAAGAGAGATTTAACCGGACAAGTATTAAAAGCTGCCGCTCAACGATCTGGCGAAGAGTGGGAAGTGATTGAATTTCCTGCAATATTACCGTCCGGCAATGCAATGTGGCCTGAATTCTGGGATATCAAAGAACTTGAAGCGCTTAGATCAGAGTTACCATCAAGTAAGTGGCAGGCTCAGTACATGCAGCAGCCAACATCTGAAGTCAGTGCTATTGTTAAGAGGGAGTGGTGGAAGATTTGGGAGAAAGATACGCCGCCAAGCTGCGAATTCATCATCCAATCATGGGATACGGCCTTTTTGAAGACGGAAAGAGCTGACTATTCAGCCTGTACAACCTGGGGCGTGTTCTATAGAGACGATGACAACGGAATCACCCGGCCAAACATCATTTTGTTGAATGCTTTTAAAAAACGGATGGAATTTCCTGAGTTGAAGCAAAGAGCTTTTGAGGAATTCAAAGCCTGGGAAGTGGATTCCTTGATTGTTGAAGCTAAAGCCGCTGGCTCTCCTTTGATTTTTGAGCTTAGGGCTATGGGAATTCCCGTTCAAGACTTTACGCCGACCAAAGGTAATGACAAAATAGCGCGATTGAACGCTGTATCGGATCTCTTTGCATCAGGACACGTCTGGGTACCTAATACACACTGGGCTGAAGAATTAATTGAAGAAGTTGCAAGTTTTCCGTCCGGCGAGCATGATGACTTGGTTGACTCGATGAGCCAAGCGTTACTAAGATACCGCAGGGGTGGGTTTATTCAACTTGCCTCTGATCAAGAAGACGAACCGAAAGAATATCGTAAAAAGATTGCGTACTATTGATGAATAAATTCTACATGGCTTCGACTGTTGGGTCTTTGATTGCCCGTGACTTGATCAAGTACGCTCAAGATTGTCCGCTTGAATCGTGGGTCAAGTACTACAACTTTGACGCTATTCCAGTTCATCCAAATATCTGGAGACAAGACCCATTTCTATCTTATTTATCCAAGAAAAGAAAATTTGGAGCAGGCATCTTACGCATGCCGCCCGATACTTGTTACAACTGGCATGTAGACACAGACCGAAACGTTGGTCTGAACATGCTACTTGCGGATGATAATAAGAGCCGCTGCTTATTCATAGATGACGACCAATCAAATTTGGTATTCAAGACGCGAGAATTGAAATACCAACCTAGCACATACTATGTATTTAACGTTGCGAAACCTCACATAGTACTTAACACATCTCAGCCTAGATATCTGTTTACTCTAGAGTTTTTGGATGAAGACAGTGAGCTAACGTTTGATGAACTTTGCACAGACATAAAAGGGTAGATCATGGCAATTGAAAAATCACTGTACGCGGCCCCAAAAGGCTTGGATGGCCTGGCCGAAATGAATCAGGAACCTCCAATTGAAATTGAGATTGAAGATCCCGAATCGGTAACTATGAATATTGGTGGGATGGAGATTGTTATTGAACCCGATGAGGAAGATGACTTCAATGAAAACTTGGCCGAAGTTCTTGACGAAGAAGAACTCCAGCGTTTAGCTGAAGAATTAATCAGTGATTACGACGAAGACATTGCAAGTCGCAAAGACTGGATGCAGACTTACGTCGATGGCCTTGAACTTCTAGGAATGAAGATTGAAGAAAGAACAGAACCATGGGAAGGTGCGTGTGGAGTATTCCACCCGATGCTATCTGAGGCTCTTGTAAAGTTCCAGTCAGAAACCATGATGGCAACGTTCCCTGCGGCGGGGCCAGTTAAAACCCAGATCATTGGTAAAGAAACCCCAGCCAAAAAAGAATCTGCTGCACGAGTTGCTCTTGATATGAATTATCAGTTGACGGACGTGATGAAAGAGTACCGTCCAGAGCACGAACGCATGTTGTGGGGCATGGGATTGTCTGGCAATGCCTTCAAAAAAGTGTACTTTGATCCGGGTCTGGATCGCCAAGTATCGTTCTTTGTTCCTGCCGAAGACTTGGTTGTTCCATATGGAGCAAGTAACTTAGAGTCTTCTCCACGGGTTACTCACGTGATGCGCAAGACTGAGAACGAGCTACGCAAGTTGCAAGTGGCAGGGTTCTATGTTGATATCGATTTAGGCACGCCTGAGAATACTTTGGATGAGGTTGAGAAAAAAATTGCCGAGAAGATGGGATTCAGGGCTACGGCAGACAACCGCTTCAAACTTCTGGAAATGAATGTAGACCTTGACCTCAAGGGATACGAACATACTGACAAGAAGGGTGAGAAGACAGGCATTGCTCTGCCTTACGTTGTCACCATTGAAAAGGGATCTGCAAAAGTTTTAGCCGTTCGCCGCAACTGGGAGCCTGATGATGATAACCACGAGAGACGACAGCACTTTGTCCATTATGGATACATACCGGGCTTTGGTTTCTACTGCTTTGGCCTCATTCACCTCATTGGGGCTTTTGCTAAGTCAGGCACTTCTCTTATTCGTCAGCTTGTTGATGCTGGTACGTTAAGCAATTTGCCAGGAGGCTTTAAGACTCGCGGCATGAGAATTAAAGGCGATGACACCCCGGTTGGACCCGGTGAGTGGAGAGACGCAGATGTTGCCAGCGGGACACTTAAAGACAATTTACTTCCTCTTCCATACAAAGAACCAAGTCAGACTCTGATGACTTTGCTGGGACAGATTGTTGAAGAGGGCAGAAGGTTTGCCAATACAGCAGACTTGACTCTAAGTGACATGAGCGCTCAAGCTCCAGTAGGCACTACCTTGGCGATTCTTGAGAGAACGCTGAAAAACATGAGTGCTATTCAAGCCCGTGTCCACTATTCGATGAAACAAGAGTTGGGACTCTTAAAAAACATCATCGCTCAATACACGCCAGAGAACTACGACTACCAGCCAGTTGAGGGTAGCCGTAAAGCCAAGCGGTCTGACTATGACGATGTAAATGTTATTCCCGTCAGCGACCCTAACGCCAGCACAATGGCGCAGAAAATTGTGCAGTACCAGGCCGTTCTGCAATTGGCTCAAGGTGCTCCGCAGTTGTATAACTTACCCTTGCTGCACCGTCAAATGCTGGAAGTTTTGGGGATTAAAGATGGCAATAAATTGGTACCAATGGACGAGGATCAGAAGCCGACTGACCCTGTGACTGAAAACCAGAACGTTCTTAGGGGTAAACCACTACAAGCATTTATTTTGCAAGATCACAAATCGCACATTGTTGTACATATGTCGGCCATGCAAGATCCAAAAATTATGCAACTGTTGGAGAAAAATCCAATGGCACCGCAGATGCAAGCAGCCATGATGGCTCACATTAATGAGCATTTAGGGTTTGAGTATCGCAGGCAGATTGAAGAACAATTAGGAATGCCGCTTCCTCCTCAGAAAGATGAGTCTGGAGAAGAAAATCCAATGAGTCCTGAAGTTGAAAATCGGCTATCTCCGTTACTGGCTCAGGCCGCAAAACAATTGCTCCAGAAAAACCAAACGGAAACACAAAAAGCCAAGGCTGAAAAACAAGCGCAAGACCCAATTTTGCAGTTGCAGATGAAAGAGCTTCAGCTTAAAGAGCAGGATAACCAGCGCAAAGATCGTAAAGATCAGGCAGATGTCGCGCTCAAAGCGTCTCAGCAGCAGATTGAACGTGACCGGATTCAGACTCAAGCCAACATTGAGGACAAGCGTATCAAGATAGATGCCCTAAAAGCTGCGGCGCAGATGAATGCTGACAAACAGTCTCATATGATAGATACGGGTGTGGATGTTCTCAAACAACTCTCCAACAAAACCCATGAAGAACAATTGCGAATTATGCAAGAACGAATTCAAATGAGGCAGCAACAGAATCGACAACCAACGAAAGGTGAATGATGGATGTATTTGAAATTCTTGTCCAACAAGCGGACGAAAAAATTAATCAACTCAAGGATTTTGTAGCCGAAGGTCGGGCAGATTCTTTTGAAGAGTACAAAAAACTGTGTGGTGAGGTTCGTGGTCTTCTCATCATGCGGGGATATACCCTAGACCTGAAACATCGAATGGAGACTTTGGATGACTAGTTCAATTTTGTTAGCCACAAACGCTGACAATCCACATATTGTGGGAGCCTATAACTTTGCTGCAACCGCAGAGGAAAAAGGTAAACAACTTCCTTGCCCATCGGGCTATCGAATTCTTTGTGCCATCCCAGAGGCCGAGAAAGAGTTTGAGGACAGTGAAATAGGTTTGATCAAAGCTGACGAAACCATGCGCAATGAGGAGACCCTCACAACGGTCTTATTTGTTGTTGCTTTGGGGCCAGACTGCTATCAAGATCCATCTAAATTCCCCAATGGGGCGTGGTGCAAAAAAGGAGACTTTATCCTTGTTCGCCCACATTCTGGCTCTCGTTTGGTCATTCATGGCCGCGAGTTCCGAATTATCAACGACGATACTGTTGAAGCCGTAGTGGCTGACCCTCGTGGAATTAAACGTAAATAAAAGGAGTACAAAATGCCTTTAGACAACCCAGAATACAAGTTTCCTGACGAAATTGAAGAGTCTCCAAAAATTGAGATTGAGATAGATGACGACGCTCCCCAAGAAGATAGAGGGCGACAACCTCTACCTCAATCTCTTGTTGAGGAACTTGAGAAAGACGAGCTTGATAAGTACGACGATAACGTCAAAATTAAGCTCAAACAAATGCGAAAAGTCTGGCACGACGAACGCCGGGAGAAAGAAACCGCGTTACGTGAACAGCAAGAAGCCATTAATTTTGCTCAAAATCTATTGCAAGAAAACAATAGAATTAAGAACATTTTAAGTATTGGTGAAAAAGAATACGTTTCGACAGTTCAAAACTCGGCAAACTTGGAATTGAAAAATGCCAAGCGTGCCTATAAAGAGGCCTTTGAATCGGGAGATTCAGAACAGGTTGTTGAAACACAACAAATGTTGCAGCAGGCAAATCTCAAAGCCATGCAAGCGCAGAATCTTCGTATTCCTGCTTTACAGAATAACGAAACTAGTGTACAAACTGTACCAATACGGGTTCAACCTCCTACTCCAGACAGAAAAGCTGTTGCGTGGCAAGAACAAAACAGCTGGTTTGGTCAGGATAGAAGTATGACGGCATTTGCCCTGGGTCTACACGAAGACTTGAGGTTCAATGGCGTAGAGGTTGGATCTGAACAATATTACAACGAATTAGACAAAACAATTCGTCAACGGTTTCCGGAGAAATTCGAAGACCGAGATCGACAAGGTACTCGTACAAGATCAAGTACAAATGTTGCATCGGCAGTTCGTAGCACCGCGCCCATTAAAGTGCGGCTAAAGCAAAGCCAAGTTAACCTAGCACGAAAATTAGGTTTGACAACTGAGCAATATGTTAAAGCGCAACTGGAATTGGAGTCCCGCAATGGCTGAACTTAAAGACAACAAAAGCACACGCGAAATTGAAACAAGAGCGGTATCAGAGCGTCCTAAGCAGTGGATGCAACCTGAGTTATTGCCCGAGCCAGACAAACAGCCCGGATTTAATTACCGTTGGATTCGCGTCTCTACGATGAACAATGCTGACCCCCGCAATTTATCGGCCAAACTCCGAGAAGGTTGGGAGCCTGTTGCAATCGAAGAGCAACCGAAATTTAGACTGTTAGCTGATCCACAAAGTCGTTTTAAGGACAACATTGAGGTCGGCGGTTTATTGCTCTGCAAAACACCGACTGAGTTTGTACAACAGCGAAATGACCATTTTGCCAAAGTTACTCAATCTCAGACGGATGCCGTAGACAATAGCTTTATGCGTCAAAGTGATGCGCGGATGCCACTCTTCCAAGAGCGTAAGTCTTCGTCCAGCTTTGGCAAAGGTACTTAAATTTATATAGGAGTCTTAAATGGCTTATCCCGTCGTCTCGGCCCCTTACGGCCTAAAGCCGATCAACTTGATCGGTGGTCAGGTATTTGCTGGTTCTACCCGCAATCTACCTATCCAGTATGGTTACGCCTCGAACATCTTTTATGGTGACTTGGTAAACATCGTGCGTGGTTTTGTTGTAAAGAATACATCAACTACTGATGCTACCGCAGCAGGTTTGGTTGGTATTTTCTTGGGTTGTTCTTATACAAACCCTACAACTAAGCAATTGCAATTTGCTCAGTACTGGCCCTCGGGCACTCTTGCTGGTGATTGCCAAGCTATCATCTGCGATGATCCTGACACAGTGTTCAAAGTTGTGATGTGCTCTGCTACTACAGTTATTGCCTCTGGTTCTACCGCCATCGTTGGTCAAAACTTAGGTTTGATCCAAAACGCTGGTAACGTGAACACTGGTAATTCTGCTGTTGCTGCTCTGTACTCTGCAACTCTGACAACTTCAACCTTTGGTTTGCGCGTGGTTGGTGTTGTTCCTGAGACTGCCGTGGTTACTTCTGCAACTGGTTCGTCTTCTTCAACTACCATTACCTTGACTGGTACTGGCTTGCCAAACGCTTTGGTTGTTGGCACTGATGTAGCTTATCTAGCCGCTAATGGTCAATTGATCGAAACTGGTTCGTTTGTGTCTGCGGCTGCGGCTACTGGTGCAACATCAGTGACCATAAATGCTGCAATTGCAGTCCCCGGCAGTGTGACGGCTATCCCTAGCGCATCCACTATTATTTTCACCCAGTATCCAGAACTGAAAGTCAAATTAAACTTTGGCGCTCATTCTTACTACACTGCCACTGCGGTCTAAGGAGCTAAATCATGGCTATTTCACGCGCACAACTGCTAAAAGAACTTCTCCCCGGCCTGAACGCTTTGTTCGGTCGGGAGTACTCAAAATATGGCGAGGAACATAAAGAAATTTATGAAACCGAAACATCCGAGCGTTCTTTTGATGAAGAAACGAAACTGTCTGGTTTCTCT